AAGGAGATCAAAATGGCTGAAGATAAAAAGGTTATTACGATTGATGATAAAGACTACACTGAAGACCAACTCACTGATGCACAGAAAGTTATGATTAATCATATTAACTCGTTAAGTCAGAAGATTGGTTCGGCAGAATTTAACTTAGACCAACTTAAAGTAGGTAAAGACGCATTTATAAAGATGCTGCGTGTATCCTTAGATGAGGCAATAGTTAAAGCTGAAGAAGCTGCAGAATAATAAATATACACAACAGGGGCGACATGCATTGCCCCTGTTGTTATTTTACTACAAAATGTGTTATAGTCCCATAAGTTTAACGCCATGAGGTCTATATGCCACTTATTCCACTAGATATTCCTTCTGGAGTTTACCGTAACGGAACTGACCTGCAATCTAATGGTCGCTGGCGTGATGCAAATTTAATTCGATGGATAGATAATACCATGCGCCCTATGGGTGGCTGGCGTACACGTTCAGATAACGCAGCCGCAGCGCCAATACGTGGAATGTTATCTTGGATAGACAATAGTAATGCCCGTTGGATAGCTGGCGGATCATACAATAAATTATACGTCTGGAATGAAACTGGCTCTAGGTTTGATATAACACCAGGATCATTCACTGCGGGCAGAGATGACGCAATATCATTTACAGGGTATGGAGGCAGCTTATACGGCAGCTACGCATTTGGTGTAGAACGTCCAGACACAGTAAGAATACAGCCAGCAACATCATGGGCATTAGATACTTGGGGCGAAAATCTTGTAGGATGTACGGAAGATGACGGTAAAATATACGAGTGGGCATTAGCGACAGGCACACCAGCCGCAGTTTTATCTAATGCACCCACAAGCAATAGATCATTGGTGGTAACAGAAGAGCGTTTCTTATTTGCTCTTGGTGCGGGTGGAAACCCGCGCAAAGTGCAATGGTCTGATCGTGAAGATAATAACCTATGGACACCCGCAGCTACAAATGAAGCAGGCGATTTAGAGTTAAACACAAGCGGTCAAATTATGGCAGGCATTAAAGTGCGAGGCCAAACGCTTATCTTAACCAGCACAGACGCACACGTAGCAAATTATGTAGGCCCACCATATGTTTATGGCATTGAGCGTGTTGGATCATCGTGTGGTTTAGCCGCTAATAAAGCAGTATCAGTTGTTGATGCTGGTGCATTCTGGATGGGCGCACACGCATTTTATGCTTATACAGGCGGTGCGGTTCAAGAAATACAAAGTGAAGTTGCAGATTACGTCTTTAACGATATGAACCGAGGTCAAGTAAGTAAGGCATTTTGCGTGACTAACAGTAATTTTGGAGAAATATTCTGGTTTTACCCATCATCTCAATCAACAGAAAATGACCGATATGTTGTGTTTAATTATATTGAAAACACATGGTACATTGGATCACTAGCAAGAACTGCTGGAGTTGACGCGGGCGCATTTAGAAAGCCTCTTTGGGTAGACGCAGATAACTACAAGATTTACGAGCATGAAATTGGTTACGATTATGGCTCACTAACGCCGTTTGCTGAAACTGGCCCTATTATGCTTGGGTCTGGCGATACAGTGGCATCCGTAACTGAAATGATACCTGATGAGAAAACGCAAGGTGATGTGAACGTGACATTTAAAACACGATTTTATCCCAACGGTGTTGAGCGTGATTACGGCCCATATACAATGTCCACACCTACATCATTGAGATTTACTGGGCGTCAAATGAGAATGCGAGTAAGCGCAGTTGAGCTAGGCGATTGGCGTGTTGGCGTAAATAGATTAGATGTTGTTGCAGGCGGTAGAAGATGACGCAACAACAAAGGCCACCAGAACCATATGGAGATGATTGGAAAACATGGGGCAGACGCCTCATGCAATTTATGTCACAGACAAGATCACCTCTCGTTCAACAAACTGGTGGCGAAACCGCAGCTGATGATGGTACACTTATGTGGGATAGATCATATGAATATCCAGTTGTAAGCAAAGGCGGAGAGTGGCGTCAAATTGTAGTAGAGGGCGGTCAAGCTAATTTTATTAAAACATCAGATGTTACACCAGCTCTAGCAAATACGGCATACAAGCTGACCTATGATGCACCATCTGGCAATACAAAGATTACACAAGGTACACCAGCAAGTAGAATTGTATTTGAAGAGGCTGGAGAATATGTATTATCATTTTCCGCGCAAATATCATCAACAAGCGCAAGCACAGTACACTTTTACTTCTGGCCTACTATTAATGGCAGTGTTGTAGATGGCGCTATGACAACTGCATTACATCAGAATAATGCTACAGTTGTTACATCACGTACACAAATATTTACTGTGGCGGCTGGTGATTATTTAGAAGTAAATTATATGATGGATAACACTGACGGATTTTTAAATTACACAGCAGCATCATCTCCAGTGCCAGCTATACCATCCTCAACACTAGCAATTACGAGGACGCATGGATAAAGAATTGCAAAGATGTAGACCTTGGATTGAAGCGGCTTTGGAGTATTCTGGCGGCACGCATGACTTTATCGATGTTGCTGAAGGAATATATAAAGGTACTATGCAGTTGTGGCCTACGCCAAAGGGGTGCATAGTAACAGAAATTGTGGTATATCCACGTAAGCGAATGTTAAACGTGTTCCTTGGCGGTGGTGAATTGGATCAGATTTTGGATATGCATCAAGATGTGATACAGTGGGCTAAAGCGCAAGGATGCACAGCACTAACCATGACGGGGCGTGTAGGCTGGAAAAAACCATTGGCGAAGCATGGCTGGAAGCAGTTACATTCGTCTTATGTTAAGGAGTTTGAATAATGTCAGGTGGCAAAGGCGGATCAACATCATCAAGTGTTGAAATCCCAGAATACATTGAGAAAGCGGCGCAGCGTAATTTAAATAAAGCTGAACGTATTTCCCAACTTGGTTATGTCCCATACTATGGCCCAGACGTAGCTGCATTCACTCCAATGCAACAAGCATCATTCCAAAATACGGCTGATGTTGCAAGCGCATTTGGCATGGGAGCGCCAATGAGCCAGCAAGATATAATGGGTGGCATGGGCGCGCCTACACAATACGCTGGCGGCGTAAGTGGTTATTCATCAGCTCCAATATATCAACAATCATTGGATGAGCTTGCTAGACAAAGGCCAGCGCAAAAATCTTACATGGATAGCTTCTTTATTGATCCTTATTCTGGCGCGCAAGGTTCAAACGCATTTGCGCCAATAGATTACAATATGTATCCAACATACGCAGAGACACAGCGCGCAGCTGAAGAAACCGCAAGAATGGAAGCTATGCGCCGTGAACAACGCAGTGACGATAATTATCAAAGATTGTTAGACCAAATGGGTCAGCAAGTTAGTGGATCTTCTCTTACACAAAAAGAAATGGCTAAATACGCAGAAACTATAGCACCCGGAAGCGGTTACGACCCTAAGACACAAGTTTTAAATGAAGCCCAAAGAAGATACGTGGAAAGCCCAGAAGGTGCTGCGGCTAGATTGGCTCAAGAGGATATAGCAATGGGTGCTGTAGGCTCAAACCAAATAGGTTTTTATGATACTTTAAAGATGTTGCAAAACAAAGAGCCATCTTTCCAAGACCCATCAGGCGGAATGGCCTATTATAACACGTTCCCAGATGCAGACGGAAACCCTACGCGAAGAGGTTACGATAGCACTGGCGGGTCATATGGCGGTTCGCTTGTTACTGGTGGTTTAAGCGGTAATTTAACAGGTTTACCAGAAGTAGGATTATTAGGCTTTGGTGGCGGTATTGCTGATAACATTTATTCAGGCATTAACTTTGAAGGCGCAGTCGATACACAAAGCAAGAATTTTGCTGAAAGTGCCGGCTCTACAGGCGAAGAGGGTAATTACACGTTATCTCCTGAAATAGCTGCGGTTCAAGCTGCTGAAGCTGAAAGATTGAGAAAAGCTCAAGAGGCTGCGGCTATAGTAGCTCAAGTTGACCAAAACAACCGAGACAGGCAGAACCAAGCTCAAAAAGATCAAGATGCAGCTAATAGAGCGCAGTTAATGGAGAAAGCTGCGGCAACAAGAGCTGGGGTTGGCTCTAACACTTACACAAGTGTAGCAGACCAAAAAGGTTCACAAGGTTATACTGGAAGCACTGGCGGTTCTAAGTCAAGTAATGCGGCTGGCGGTGGTGGCGGCACAGTTCTTTGCACTGCATACTGCGATATGGGTTACTTACCTAGAGAAATATATTCATTAGACCGACGTTATGGCGTCAAGCTATACAGGCATGATCCAGAGTTAATTCATGGTTATCGTATGTGGGCTACTCCAATTGCTAACTTTATACAAAAAGATAATCTAATATCTAAAGCAGTACGCGCAGTAATGTGGCCTGTAGTTGAAGCATGGGCAGAAGAAATGGCTCATATTATGAAGCCAAAAAAATACAATAAGAATATATTTGGTAAACTAATTATGGCAATTGGCGAGCCATTATCATACGCAGTGAATAGATTATTCACACCGCGTAACAATAAGAAGGAAGCGTAACATGGCTGGCGGCGGACAAATGAGAACAATGGGAAAAGATGGAATGCCCGTAACAG